TCTGGGACGGCGTGGCGGCGGCTGTTCCTGCCGTACCGGGAGAGACTGCCCGCGGCGGCGTGCGGATATACCATCTTCCACAACCGCTTATCGATCAGGCGGCAAAAACTATGCAAATCAGACAAATGGGCGGCGGAGCTGCCGTGCCGGACAGAGTTAAAAGCCCGGACGACATCGCGCCGCTTTTTGCGTGCATCATGGCGTTTACTGCGGCAACGCGGGTGCAGAGAGAAAGCACGAAAATTTATGAATCGGTGTACGCGTCAGGAGCTCCGCTCTTGTTCGTGTAGACGGAGGAAAACAAATGGCAATAAGACTGCGTGATCTTTTTGGGCGGCGCCCGGAAATCCACGTGAGCTTGGTTCCGGAGCAGAACCCAATCGTGGAAGGGCTGACCGCCCGCCAGCTTTACGCAACACAGGCGAACCTGCACGCGGTCGTGTCTTTCCTGTCGGACTCGGTGGCACAGTTGCCCCTGAAGGTCTACCGCAGGGACGGGGAGAACGACCGCCAGAGGGACAGGGAAAGCGCTGTTGCTAAATTGCTGTACCGTCCGAACGGCGACCAGACAGCTTATGAACTGTGGAACGCCGTAACGACGGAATTGCTCCTGATGGGCGTGGCGACCCTCTGGATCCTGCCGGACGCGAACAGCGAAAGCGGGTACCAGCTCCGGGTGATACCCCGCGAATGGATTGTTGACACGACATGCTCCACAAATTATGCCGCTGACTCTATTCGGATTACGGCGGGCTCCGGCGGATACGTGGAAATCCCGCGCACCGAGTTCGTTCAGTTTCGGATGTACGCGCCGGGCAACCCGGGCGGGTATCAGAGTCCGATTTCGGCGCTGCGGCAGACCCTGAAGGAACAGATCGAGGCCGACAAGTTCAGGACAAGTATCTGGACAAGTTCCGGGCGGTTCAATGCGTATTTGACAAGGCCTGCGAACGTTCAGCCGTGGAACGAGGAGCAGAAAAAAGCGTTCCTGGCGGCGTTTCGTGAAGGCTGGGGGCGCGGCGGCAGTCAGGCGGGCAAGATGCCCTTGCTGGAAGACGGCATGGAAATCAAGCCGTACCAGTTCAACAGCAAGGAAGCCCAGTACGCGGAAACGAAGCAGCTTTCCCGTGAGGATGTTGCGGCGGCCTACCACGTCAACCCGGGGCTCATCTGGCACACGTCTACACAGACCTATGCGTCGGCGAAGGATAACGCCAGAGCCCTTTATGCGGACTGCCTCGGCCCGATGATTCAGATGCTTCAGCAGAGAATCAATGCTTTCCTGATTCCGCTTGTGGGCGGCGACCCGGAGACGTACGTGGAATTCGACCTGACCGAGAAGCTCAAAGGTAGCTTCGAAGAACGTGCCTCTATCCTTCAGGCATCCGTCGGCGGCCCGTGGCTTACCCGCAACGAAGCCCGTGCGGACAATAACCTGCCGCCTATCGATGGCGGGGACGAACTCATTGTCCCGCTCAATGTTACGGCAGGCGGGCAGGCAAGCCCGCAGGATACCCACATGGGGCAGGTCAGCGCCGAGCCGGTGGTCAAAATGATTTCGCCGGCGAAGCTGAAGGAACGCAAGGAGCCGGTCTACCGCGTCAAGGGCAGGTCGGACGAAGAGGACGACAAGGCCATCGAGAAGTGCCTGCATGACTTCTTTGAACGGCAGGCGAAGTCCGTACTGCCGAAAATCGGCGCGAAGTCAGTCAGCTGGTGGGACAAGGAGAGATGGAACCAGGAACTCACCGAAGACCTTGAGCCGCTCATCACCGCCATAGCTGATAAGCACGGCATGATGACTGCGGATGTCCTCGGTACGAACTACGGCATGGAGCTGACGCGCTCCTATCTGAAGAAGATGACCCAGAGCAGAGCAGAGGCAATCAACGACGCCACCCTTGAGAAGCTGCTTGAGGCGCTCAAGGCACTGGAAAGTCCAGCCGAGGTCTTCGCGAAACGCGCCGCCAGTGACTCAGCTATCTTCGGAAGGTCGCTTGCCACGACGGTATCCAACTGGGCAACCGTCGAAGCGGGACGGCAGGCAGAGAAGGACGGCTTCCACCTGAAGCTGATGAAAGAGTGGATTGCCGGACCGAACCCGAGGTCGGCTCATGCGGCTATGAACGGCGAGCGAGTAGACCTTTACTCGAAATTCTCCAATGGCGGCAGATGGCCCGGTGATTACCTGCTCAGCCCAGATGAAAGCTGTAACTGCAACTGTGATTCGGAGTTGATTGCGCTATGATCCACATCATTACAGGCCCGCCGTGCGCGGGCAAATCGACATATGTTAGGGAACACGCCGAAGAGGGCGACCTGCGGGTTGACTACGACCTCATTGCTCAGGCGCTGGGCGCGGTGAACAGCCACGCGGCAGAGGGCGCTGTGAAGCAGGCGGCATTTGACGCCAGAGAGGGCGCAATCAGGGTGGCACTGAGGTATCGGGACGCTGAGTCCTGGATAATTCACACAACGCCGTCGGAAGAGCACATGAAGCTCTACGAAGATGCCGGCGCGGACGTCGTGGAGCTCGACCCGGGGTATGACGTCTGCATGGAGCGCGCAAAGCGTGACGGCAGACCACAGCAGACTATCGACGGGATTGAAAAGTATTACTCCCGCCAGAAAGGCAGAAGCATGGAACATAAATTCAAAGAATTCAAGGTCAAGTCGGAGGGCATGCAGGAAACCGGCACCATCAGCGGGTACTTCAGCACCTACGACAGAATCCCGGACAGCTACGGTGACGTAATTGCTCCCGGAGCCTTTACCGAAACCATCAAGGCAAGGGAAGAAAATGGTCACCCGTTCCCGCTGTGCTGGAACCATGACCTCGACCAGATCATCGGAAAAGTGGATAGCATCGAAGACACGGAAAAGGGCCCGCTGATGACAGCGAGCTTTTTTGATACCCCGCTGGCGCAGGAGAAGCGTGCAATCGTCCAGAGTGGATGTGTGTATCAGTTCTCCTTCGCCTACGACGTGCTCGAGGCTGAAGAGGTCACACTGGAAGACGGAACCAAGGCGAATGAGCTGCGGAAGCTCAATCTCTACGAGGTGAGCATCGTTCCGATCCCGGCGAATCAGAACGCTGTTGTGACGGATGTTAAGTCCGGCAGACGCAACAGCAAGTCCGATGAGGACGCAATCAAACAGGCAATCGCGCTCTTACAGGGCGTTATTGGAGCAGACGAACCCGAAGACGGGGAGGACGAACCGGAAGCCAATGCCGTACCGGCAGAGGAGCCGACGGAGAGCAACCCGGTGAAGGCGAGACTGCTGGATATCATCAACAAAATCAACTGAGGAGGTCACCAATGACTCTGAAAGAAACACTTGAGACTAAAAAGGCCGAGCTGGTCGCCCTGAAGGAGCAGATCGAAGCGGATGACGCCGCCGCGATTGCCGAGGGTGAGAAGCTTGCCGCCGAGATCGAAACCATGACCGCCGAGGTCGCACAGGCCGAGAAGAAGGCTTCCCTGCTGACCGTGATCGGTACCAAAGAGGAGAACAACGACATGAACGAGATAAAGAAAGCCGCCAACCTTGGCGAACATTTTGTGAACACCGTAAAAGCCGCCACGCCCGGAAAGCGCTTTGATGTTTCCGCTCCGGCGTTCAAGGCCGCTACCGATCCGCAGACGTCCCCCGCTGGCGCTGTTGATTACGCCACCACATTCGATACCAATGTTGTCACCGCCGCCCGCACTCCGCTGGTAGTCCGTGACCTGTTCGCCGCTGAGCAGATCTCCGGCTCCACGCTGGTCTATCTGGTGGAGGGTGCTATTCAGGGCGCTCCCGCTGTTACGGCTGAAGGCAATGAGAAGCCGCAGGTTCACTTCGCGGATCCGACGCCGAAGACCGTGTCTCTGGCAAAGGTTGCTTGCCATATCAAAGAATCTGATGAGTATATCAACGACTACCCGTTCCTGGCATCCGCGATCAACGGCAGACTGCTGTATGAGCTCGGTCTTGTGGAGCAGAACAAGCTGGTTACCGATCTGCTGGCTACTACCGGCATCCAGACCGGCACCTATGCGGCTACCGGCACCGCTACCGATATTGCGGACGCTATCATGCAGGCGGCTATGGACGTACAGTCCGGCTCCGGCTTTGCGGCTGACGGCATCCTGATCAATCCTGCCGACTGGTACATCCTTCGTACCGGCAAGTACAACAACGGCACGTACTATGGCGGCGGTTACTTCGGTGCACAGGATATCCCGAACATCTGGGGCATCCCGGTATGCGTGAGCACGGCTGTTACTTCCGGCACCATCGTTGTCGGCGCGTTCAAGACCTGCGGTTCTGTCGTTGCGAACGGCGGCGTGAGCGTTGAGGCCGTCAACACCAACGAAGATGACTTCGTCAAGAACCTGATGACCATCCGCGCCGAGGAAAGACTGGCGCTTGCTGTCCGCAGACCTGCCGGCTTCAAGAAGCTCACCAAGGCGTCCTGATCGGAACTTAACCATTACATGGGGAGGGCTTAACGGCTCTCCCTTTTTGGAAGGCGGTGAAAACCAATGCTGAAGGATTACCTGTACAACGGTCTGCAGTTCCAGTTCGAGGAAGGCGAAGCGCCTGTCGGGGCGGTACCTGTAGAGCCGAAGAAGGAAAAGGCGGTTGAGCCGCCGAAGAAAGCTGTGAAACCCGCCGCGAACAAGGCGCGGAAGGCGGTGAGCACAAAGTGAGGACACTTTGGGGCTATGACATCGAATCCGATGGAATGCCGCCGTTAATTACGCCTGACACGCTTGAAGAACTCACGGCAGGGAAGTTTACGGGTGACGCAAGAATCCCAAAGGAACTCGAGGCGGCATCTGCCGGTATCCGCGACTATGTCGGATGGCATCTGTATCCGTCCGCGGAATGCTCGGTGGAAATTAATATGCTGGACGAAATCGTGGAGCGCACGGGATGCGATCTGCTGGTTCAGCTTCCGACAAAGTATCTGTCGGAGGTCGAATCGGTCACGCTCGACGGCACTGCCTACGATTTCAGCTTCAAGACCAACGGCATCCTGCGGGTCTACGAAGTGCCGCATATTCTTGACCGGCGTCTTATCCTTGCTGTGAACTACACGGCGGGCCTTCCCGATGAGCTGATGGGCGGCATCGCGGAACTGGTGGCGCACCGCGTGACTCACTCTCTGGTGAGCTCATACGGCGTGACCAACGAAACCGCTGGCGGCGTGTCCATCACATATAACGCGGCATGGATTAATAATTCCCGCGCCACGGCACTGCCGGATGACAACAAGGAAGTGCTTGCGCCGTACCGGCTTCAGGGGGTGTTCTAATGGCTCTTCCATCATGGGCATCCCAGACAGTCACTATCGTTCATCCCGGTGTGAAAGCCTCCCGCGGCTCGGATATCCCGGACTGGGACAATATCACAACCACACAGGTCAGCGGGTGCTCGGTTCAGCCGGCATCTACAAGCCTGACGCAGGACGGCAGGGTGCAGGGTATCCTCGATGGAGCCACAGCCTACCTGCCGCCGGGAACTGATGTGCGCGAAGGCGACCGAGTCATCTTTGAGGGCCTGACCTATACGGTGGACGGCACGCCGAGGGTGTGGGTATCCGCTACGGGCCGGGCATCAAACGTGCAGGTCAATCTTCGGAGGTGGTCAGGATGAGCATCAAGTGGAATCATGACGGCTTTGAGGGCATCCTGACCTGCGAGGGTGCGAGTTCCATCTGTCAGCAGGAAGCGGCTCGCATTATGTCGTCCGCGGCATCTGCCGGCGGTGCGTACTCGATGCATCAGGAATATGTTGTCCGATTCAGCAACAAGCGTGTCGCGTGGTATGTGAAGGCCGATGATGACGAAGCAGTCAGGAAGTGTTCGGAAGATAAGGTCTTAGAAAGGGCGATCTGATGAAAATCCCAATTTCAATCGATATCGAGAATGAGGTGCGCTTGGCCCTCTCTCCGTATATCGTGACGTACTGCAGACCGCTGCCGAAAGACTTCGCCAAACCGTGCATTCTGGTCACAAAAACCGGCGGGACGGAATCGGACACCATCGACCGCTTCCGTATTTCGCTTGACTCCCGCGCCGATACCGAGGCTGAGGCAGATGAAACGCTGCGGAAGGCAATCGGTATCCTGCAGGAAGTTGCGGCACTGCAGTCAACCGCACTTAGAGTAGTTAATGTAAATTCGTCCGGCTCCTGGGGCGCTGACCCCGTCCGCCCGGACATTGCAATGTGCTCTGCATCCTTAGAGATTGTGGCGCACAAAATGAGCATGGAGGTCTAACTTATGGCTACACATGATGTCAACCTTGGCATTGGTAACTATGCCGAAACTGGTGTCACTGGTATGTTTTATCATGCCCCTGCCGGCACGGCTCTCCCGACTTTCCCGGGCGATACGCTTGCACAGGCTTGGGTCGAAGTCGGTGCTGTCGCTCAGGACGGCATCACCTTCAACAGCAACTGGTCGTTCGAGAAACTGAAGGACTGGGCGAAGCAGACCCAGAGAACGCTTCCGTCCGAGGATAGCGGCACGGTGTCCGTCCCGGTCATCGCCACCACGGAAGAGTCCTTCAAGACCGTCTTCGGTGCGGACAACGTGACCGTGACCGCGGCGACCCAGGATCACGGCAAACTGATCAGCGTGGACTTCACCGCGTCCGGCATGCCTGATGCGGAGGCGTACCTGTTCCTGATCAAAGACGATGACGACATGATCATGATCGGAACCACGAAGGGCTTCATCACGGAGCTTGCCGAGGTTGCTTTCCAGCCGGACAGCGCGATCACGTGGAACCCGACCATTTCCGCTGACAAGTGGACGATCATGAAAGATGACGGTCAGACCGCGTAACGGAGGATTAACGAATGGCTGAGATCACTTTAAAAGGCAAGAGTGATACCACGAAGGTCTTGAAGGTCAATATCGG